GTGGTGATTGGGCGCTGACATCTGAACCACACAAAGTTCCTGTCACACGTATACGCGTGAACAAGGAGGAGAAGAAGCCATACAAGAAAGCTATAGTTTCTTACCTTGAGTGGGTGTGGACTATGGCTCCGCTACTGGCAGGGGATCTGTCATACAAGACTGTAACCAACAACCGAGGATATTGTGGTCACTACTTGAGTGACTGTAACCTGTTCAGAGAAGCACTGATGGACGAGTCGAAAGAAGAACGTACGCACCTAGCCGCTGTCTTTATTGCCCACTACGCTAGTCTAGGGGGTTACAACCGATACTTCAGTAATCCGTCTATGCCACCACCTAACGTGACTGAGGATTCCAAGAAGTTCCGCACTACGTTTAACAGTTGGGTCAATGACCGCGCAGGGTTCAACGAAACATTCAACGAGTACAAGGGGTAATACAATGCAAGCATATATGTACGATGAACACATGGACAAGGCTCGTCTAACACGCGTTGACGAGTTAGTAGGAGAGCACGCAGATGCCGCCATAGCTGGTGGTACTCTTATACCTGAGTACACTAAGTTTATAGGAGAGGTACAGAAAGCATTTCGTGGGTGTAAGCTACGCTCTAGGGAAGCTCAAGAAACAAATGCCAATAAGCTACACCTATATATGCCAGAGGACACGTTTTCGATGGGGGCTATATGGATAACGTATAACGACGATAACGAGTTACTGTATTGTGTTAAGTCACACAAGGTACGGAACGGTAAGTACAACAGTTATTCTAATGACTTTAGAATAGTGATTACTAAACGTCCTGATACAGCGTTAAAGAATGCAAAGAAGTATTTGCAACGGCTTACACATAGCGACATTGTTAGGGCTACGTCACACGAGTGCTATGACACGATACATGACTATAAGCGCAAAGAACAAGACTCATTGGATACCCTGTACAGGCAAGTGTTTGATATAGGGTATCGGGATAACTTACCACCCATAGTCAAGGAGATGTTTCATCTAGTAGATGTAGGCCATTCCTTCTTGGACGCTGAGTGGAATATTAAGTTAATAGCGGTAAAGGCTAAACACAAAAGCTATCTATCTACGGTAGAAGATTCCAGTGAGGACTTGTACTGCGTGCGTGTACATGAGCGGATAGGTACGCAGATGTTTGAGGTAACTAAAACTGACTCTAGTGTAATATCTCACTACCGACCTAAAGAAGGTGTTGATTTTGTCGGGGTACTTACTGCTGATGACCTACCAGAGGGTGTGTTGGGTAAGTTGGGTGTTATGGCTATATGTGAGAACGGAGCGTACGTACCGCAAGTTGGGTATCGCTATGATGAGAGTATATTCTATGTCACACAATGATAAGTTTTGGTATGAGAGAGATCATCCAACTAACAGCTACCGCGTATCGTCAGCAGGGTACAAAAATAGTATTGAAGTAACATGTATAGGCATGAATTGTGTTGACGCGGAAGCGGAAGGGTTATATGATCTTAGCGAACCGCTACCGAAATGGTTGGAAGATAAGTTAGCGGTGCTAATGTTGTGTGACCCCACACCACCCACAGTAGAAGTAGAGGGTATAGGTAGACGTATAGACGAACACACTTTCTGGGTAGTTAAGTAAGGAGAGCAATATGCTTGAACTTATTATAGGTATTATTATATTGGGAGTCCTTGGTGTGTTAATACGAGGAGCCATGCTAATAGTTGGCGATAAGCAACGTGAGTTTATAAAGCATAAACAGGAACTGGTATCCAAAGGAGAGACCAATGGCGATGACCCCCGAAGGGAAAGTAAAGAAGAAGATAGTTGAGCAGTTAAAGACGTTAGGGTGTTACTACTTTTTCCCTGCTACAGGGGGATACGGTAAGAGCGGAGTACCTGACATAGTGGGATGCTACAAAGGTAAGTTCTTTGGTATTGAATGTAAGGCGGGCAAGAACACACCAACAGCATTACAGGAGAAGAACTTATCAGACATAGCACTAGCAGGTGGTGTCGCCGCAGTCGTTAACGAACTCAACATGAAAGACATAGAAGAATTACTCGGAGACTGTAATGGAAAAGTGGCAGAGACGTGGCAGACAGATCACTGACTTGACATGTGAGGATTGGGATAGGGTATCGCAAGGCTTACCTAAAGACGATGAAAGACATGAGTACGTAAAAATGGCTAAAGACATACAGAGTATAGTTATAGAGCAAGAAGATATGGTGAACTCACCAAACCACTACACGTCAGGTAGCATCGAATGCATTGACGGTATAGAAGCATCCATGAGTGCAGAAGCATTCAAGGGTTACTGCAAAGGTGCGGCACTGAAATACCTTTGGAGATACGAGCGTAAGCATAAGTCGTTAGAGGACTTAAAGAAAGCGCAGTGGTACATAAACAAGTTAATAGAGGAAGTTGAAAATGATTAATGTTGGAAGAGAAAAAGAACAGATAAAACAGATTATTATTGATTCAAGTGACGGGCAGGTACTAGGACTGTCCCAATATGGGCGAGTATTTCACATAGACCACCGTGGAATTTGGATGTTGCATACAGACGGAGAACTACACGAGGCAGTGGCGGTGGATAACACTGGAAGAATGGCAACGAAGAATGTGGAAGATATTAAACACGAGGAGACGATAAAAGCTATGAATGTATTGAATGATGTAGAAATTGGTTCTGAGAACTTGAGAAGACTAAAAGAGTACTTTACTGACCCTGCAAATGGGTATAACACAATAAGATACACCTCCAAAGACACAGGGGTACCCGAGGAGGAGGTAAAAGCGTTTTGTGTAGCGTTGGACTTTGGTACGGGGTAGCTAATGGACTTGATAACGGTTGATTTTGAAACCTACTACGATAAGGATTTCTCTTTACGTAAGATTACAACAGAAGCCTACATCCGTGACCCTCGCTTTGAGGTGATCGGTGTAAGCGTAAAGGTTAACAATGGAAGTACGGAGTGGGCTAGTGGTACACATGAAGAACTCAAGGAGTACTTACAAACTTTTGATTGGGCAAATAGTATATTACTTGCTCACAACACTATGTTTGATGGTGCTATTCTTAATTGGCATTTCGATGTTCATCCTCGTATCTATACCGATACTCTTTGTATTGCTCGTGCATTACACGGTGTTGAGGTTGGAGGAAGCCTACACGCGTTAACACAACGGTATAATCTTGGAGAGAAAGGTACAGAAGTACTTGATGCCGTAGGTAAGAAGCGATTAGATTTTACAGACGAAGCACTGGACAAGTATGGTGACTACTGCGTTAACGATGTGGAGTTAACCTATAAGTTGTTTAACCGTATGGGTAAGGGGTTTCCAAAAGGAGAACTACGTTTAATAGACTGCACGCTACGCATGTTTATAGAACCTGTTATGGAGTTAGACTTGGGACTACTAGAGCACCACCTAGAAGATACCAAGCAGATAAAGGAAGACCTTATAACAGCGTCAGGTGTGACAAAGAAAGACCTTATGAGTAACCCCAAGTTTGCAGACATACTAAGGGACTTGGGTGTAAATCCCCCTATGAAGTTAAGCCTTACTACAGGTAAGCAGACCTACGCGTTCTCTAAGACTGATGAAGGATTTAAGGCGTTAGCCGATCATAAAGATGTGCGTGTACAAGCGTTAGTGATGTCACGCCTAGGTACTAAGAGTACGCTAGAAGAGTCACGCACTGAGAGGTTTATAGGTATAGCCAAGCGTGGGCTTATGCCCGTACCCATTAGGTACTATGCCGCGCATACAGGTAGGTGGGGAGGTGATGATAAGATTAACATCCAGAACTTACCTAGCCGTGGTGTGAATGGTAAGAAGTTAAAGAACAGTATGCTTGCCCCCGAAGGCTACGTGATGATTGACTGTGACTCCTCTCAGATTGAGGCGCGTGTACTAGCATGGCTTGCAGGGCAAGAGGATCTGGTATCAGCATTCGCCAACGGTGAAGACGTTTACATAAAAATGGCCGCTGTCATATACGGTATACCCGAAGAACAAGTTACCAAGGCACAACGGTTTGTAGGTAAGACTACTATCTTAGGTTGTGGGTACGGCATGGGTGCGATTAGGTTTGCTGAACAACTACTATCATTCGGTACCTTTATGGAAGCCGAAGAAGCACGTAGGGTAGTCAGTATATACCGAGATGCTAACTGGAAGATTAACACCTTATGGCGTGACTGTCAGAACATGTTAGTTGAGATGTCTCGCGGTACTGCTGTGAGCCTAGGCCCGAATGGAATCGTTCGCTCTGTCGAAACGCAGTCGGGTATGGGAATACTATTACCCTCAGGGCTAGTCATGCGTTATGACGACTTAGGGTATGAGCAGGGTGTGCGTGGCCCAGAGTTTAGCTACAAGACTAGGCGTGGACGCACTAGGATATACGGTGGTAAGGTTACGGAGAACGTATGCCAAGCGATAGCTAGGTGTATAATTGGTGACCAGATGTTAGCGATTGCTAAGAAGTATAAGGTAGCACTGACTGTACACGATTCTGTAGTATGCTGTGTACCTGAGAATGAATTGAAAGAAGCGACCGCCTTTGTTGAGGGTTGCATGAGTACCACCCCATCGTGGGCAGAGGGCTTACCTATTACGTGTGAGTCAGACAATGGTAAATCTTACGGAGAGGCAGCCGGATAATGGGTAAGGTAACAGACATGAACAAGTTTAAGCGTGACAAGAAAGAGGCTACCACTGAGACTA